TCAAAGATACAAATTTGAAAGCGAATCACAACACACTTTAGCAAAGGTTTCATTATCGACGGCTGTATTTAATATGTCAAAGATACAAATTTGAAAGCGAATCACAACAAACAGTTGCGACAAACCTTTCATCTCTTGCTGTATTTAATATGTCAAAGATACAAATTTGAAAGCGAATCACAACGTAGTTTTGTTTTTGCCAGAGATAGTCCAAGCTGTATTTAATATGTCAAAGATACAAATTTGAAAGCGAATCACAACTATTCACCGTAGGGGAATACATAGCAACTGCTGTATTTAATATGTCAAAGATACAAAGAACTTGCGTAATAATGGCAGGATAAGGGTGAAATTTGATAAGTGGTTGGTACATATACCATTTTTGTGTTACCTCACCATATTGTTAATTTCGGCAGAAGGAGCCGTATATGGTGGGTATTAGAGAAAGAAATGCTACCTATCCGTTGCCTTTTTATGGAAGGGAAAGTTGGTAGAAACAGCATCTTTAATCTCTTGCACATACCCTACAACAGCCACAAAGAACGCTTGTTTTTTCTATCATTGCACTGAAAAAGGTAATCATTTTTTCTCGTTGGAAGAAAAATACGGGAATGAGATTAATTGTCAAGTACTTGTTGCCTTGTTCCGCTATGTTCTACATGCCGTTCATTAACTCTGTAAAATTTATTTTTGCAACCAAAGAAATGAGTTATGAATCAGGCAGATGTAAAGGTGTCGTTCTACCTCAAAAAGAGCGAAGCAGATGCCAAAGGGAACTGCCCCGTAATGGCAAGGTTGAATGTCGGCAAGTATTCAGAAGCGGCATTCAGCGTTAAGATGTCTGTGCCACATACAATGTGGCACTCAGGTCGTGCTACGGGCAAGAGTGTCGCAGCACGCGAAATCAACCGTCAGTTAGACGAGATCAGAGCCTCGGCTCTACATATCTATCAAGAACAATCGGCAATACGAGAAGGAGTAAGTGCCGAAGATGTCAAGTGCCTGCTTTTGGGTATGGCTTCGAGGCAGCAGACCTTGATGAGTTATTTCCGCGCCTTTATCAAGAACTTCGAGAAACGTGTAGGTGTGAATCGTGTCGCAGGTTCTCTTCGTGCTTACAAGTATGCCTATATGCATGTAGAGAAATTCCTCAATGAGAAATACAAACTGACAGATATTCCCTTTACGGCACTCGATCGTTCGTTTATTGAGAAATATGATCTTCACTTACGAACAGACTGCCATTTGGCTCTTGGTACGATAGTCCATCTTACAACCTCTTTTAGAACCATTATCAATGAAGCCGTAGCAGATGGTATTCTTACTTTCAATCCATTCTGGGGTTACGAGCCTGAACGCCCACAGCGTGAACAGAAGTATCTCACGGCAGAGGAATTAGAGTTGATTATGACAACACCATTGCATAATGCAAGACTTTACATCGTCAGAGATTTATTCTTGTTCTCCTGCTACACCGGAATATCTTATGGAGATATGTGTATGTTGACCAAAGAAGATTTGGTAACGGATGAAAACGGCACGCTCTGGATACGGACCTCCCGTAAAAAGACCAAGGTCGAGTATGAGGTTCCGCTCCTTGAGGTTCCCTTACATATACTTAATAAGTATCGTGATGTAGAGCCCAATGGAAAGCTGTTGCCTATGTACAGCAATTCAGACGTAAATCTTTCCCTAAAAAAGATTGCCGCAATATGCGGTATCAACCGTAGAATCGTCTTTCATGCGGCCAGACATACATACGCTACAGAGATTACTCTCTCGCATGGTGTACCATTGGAAACGGTCAGCAAGATGCTGGGACATACACGGGTGGATACCACTCAGATTTATGCCAAAGTAACCGATGAAAAGATTGATGCTGACACTAAAAGGCTCGACAGCAAGATTAGTGAACGCTTTACAATCGCCATTTGAAACCATTAAAGCGACTAAATATGAGAACAGACAAGAATACAGAGAATCAGAACACGAAGCGTCGCAGTACCTTCGCCATATTGTTCTACATCAACCGCACGAAAGTACGCAAGGATGGTATGTGCCAACTATTGTGTAAAGTTAGCATTGATGCTGAATGGGAACAAATCGGTACGAAAGTATCGGTGAATCCTTCTATCTGGAATCCCGATAAGGGTCGTGCCGATGGTCGTAGCGAAAATGCCGTAACGGTAAACAGAGCCATTGACGAACTTACCAAGGGGATAACCGAACACTATAATCATATCAAGAAGAGTTTAGGCTTTGTTACCGCAGAACTTGTCAAGAACGCAGTCAAGGGTATCGGCCAAAAGCCTGTAACATTGCTTGCCCTCTTCCGTGAACATAACGAGGAGTTCAAGAAGCGTGTTGGCGTGGATAGAATCAAGGAGACCTACGATTGTTATCAACGCTCATACAAGCACCTTGCAGCGTTTATTCAGGAGAAACGAGGTGTGGAAGATGTCACATTGCGAAGCCTTGACAAGGTGTTCTATGACGACTTTGAGATATTCCTGCAAAGCGATTGTCGTCTAAGTCCCAAGACGGTACACGAACATTTGTATAGACTGAAAAAGATGACAATGCGAGCCGTCAGTCAAGGCACTTTGCGTAGAGATCCTTACTGTCGACTACATCCACCGTTGCCTAAGCGCAAGAGCCGACATATGAAGTTGGAGGATCTTAAAACCTTGATGTCAACGCCTGTAGATAAGCCTCAATTGCAACGGGTACGCGATTGGTTTATCTTCTCGACTTTTACAGGATTGGCATACGCTGATTTAAGACGGTTATCCGTGAACGATATAACACAGGCAGAAGATGGCAGCTGGTGGATACACATCAAGCGTAAGAAGACTGACACACTATCATCTATTCGTCTGTTGGATATACCACTTCGGATTATCGAAAAGTACAAGCATGAGCGGCAAAGTGATAAGGTATTCAATACCTGGGATCGAAACTATATGTCAATGCTAATGCAGGAGTTGAGTGAGGTGTATGGCTTTCATATTACCTACCACAAAGCTCGTCATAATTTCGGAACGCATATTACTTTATCGCTGGGTGTACCTATTGAGACGGTAAGTAAGATGATGGGACATACCTCCATCACCACCACACAGATTTATGCCCATGTTACGGATAAGAAGGTTGATGAGGATATGAAACGCTTGCGTGAGGTTACAGCAGACAAGAAGATAGAACTCGCAGATGAGGGTCTGAAGTTTGAGAGATGTATCAAATGGAAGCGGACAACAGTATAAAAACAATAGCAACGGCCTCAAATCGGGGTCGTTGCTATTGTTTAGGGTCATACCCATCGCTGTTCCTCTACGCAGCGTTTATGGGAATCATTGAGAATCTTTTCAATCTCAGACTCCTTGTAAAGAGCTTTGCCCTGAACAAGGTAGTAAGGTATTGCACCTGCCGAGCGATACTCCTGCAATGTGCGGCGGCTCACTCTGAGTATCTTGGAGAGTTCCTCATCAGTCAGAAACCTCTCATTGTTCAATGTAGGTTGTACCAGAGTCTCCGTCTTTTGAAGAATTTTGTTTACTCGTCTCAAACGCTCAAGTATCTCCGCGATATGCGGGTCAGTCTTGTCTATAAAAAAGCTGCTCATGGTCTTTTCTTTTTAATGGGGTGATAAGTGCTGTCAATGAATCTCTGAATATCCTCGGGTTTGTAGAATATCTTGTGCTTTATGCGTGCAAACGGTATCAAGCCCTTCTCTCGGTACACTTGCAGTGTTCGTTTCGAGATGCGGAGTATCTGACACACATCCTGGTTATCCATCCAGTTCTTTAGGCCAAGATCCTGATTAGGTCGGCATAGTCTGTTCACTCTATCCTCAAACTCGTTGAAGTGGCTGCATATCTCATCAAATGCCTTCTTATCTATACATACGATTTCCATATTCCATACTTGTTTTGAGGTTAGACATTGGGATTATTTCTCATGCTTGCCGGAAGTGGCAAGCCCTTCTGCTCGAAGAAGTCCTTGACCTCGGAAGCCTTGTAGTATGTGCGTCCGTCAATCATATAGTAGCGGATAAGTTTCTTCTGGCGGTAGCGAGCAAGGGTACGGTGAGTCACGCCAAGCAGTTTGCTCAGGTCGTAGTTATCCAGCAGGGTATCGCCATCGAGACACTCCTTCATCTTGTTCTGTCGCTCCAGCATCTTCTCAATCTTATCGAAGCGTTCCATCAGTTTGTAGAACATCGCATGGGCGGTTTCATTATTTATCTGTAACATCGTATAATCTGTTTAAGTGTAAATAATCGGGTTACTACACCGTGTTGCGCAACAGGTTATACTATCTAAAGGGCATTTGGCGTGCCAACGACATGAAATGACATAAAAAGACACCGATACAGCATTGTGTATCAGTGAAATAAAAATTTTCAGCGTAAAAATCGGGGCTTTTTAAAGTATTGCAAAATGCAAGACTTTTTCGCAATCTGCTATTGCAAAATGCAAGAGTTGCGATAGATGATGCGTGTTATTCCGTTAGGGAAGGTTGTGGTCTTATGAACATTCCAACGGCTCGGAGTAAGGTCATCGAATACGGGTGTACCTTTGCCGAGAATAAGTGGCAGAGTATAGACGACCATCTCATCAATAAGGTTGTAGCGTGATAGTCCACGCATAAACTCTATGCTCTGCGTGTCGGATATTTCAGCGATGTAGATGTCGGATCTGTTCTTGTCGGAGTCTCTTTCAGCAAGCAGGTCAAGCAACGGATAGTTTGGTACAAGACGGTAGATGCTACGCTCGTGCCAATAAGGAAAACCCTTTGAGTCGTTCAACACCCACTGCATCAGGTTCTCGTCAGCTTTCGGAAGAAAGCCGTCCATTGTCACTGCTGTTATGATCTGAATCTTTGCCATATCGTTACCTCCGTTCAAAAAAGAAGCGTGGTCATCACGCATCTAAACAGAGGCTCTGGCAAGCCCAAAGTGATACACGCGATGCCACGCTATGCATACGCATAGCATAAGCATTACGCAATTCATCACTTTAACTTCCACTGCCAGATTTCTGTTTAGGATTCTTGCGAACTTATGTTATGTAAACGGACAGAGACCATTAATGTTCTGTCACGATATTTCAATTTTACGGCTCAAAGATACAACTTTTTGCCGATACGCGGTTCATATTACCCCCACAATCATCATTTTATGCCGTACTTTTTCATCTTACGGTATAGTGTAGATGAGTCTACATTGAGCATTTGAGCCGCTTTTGTCTTAACACCACCACACGACTGCAAGGCTCTGATGATGCTCTGTTTCTCCAGTTCCTCGTCCTTTAACGGAAGCAGTGGATCCTCCGAAGCATCTGTTTGTATTGCAGGAGTAATGTTCAAATCCGCATAGTCAATGAGCGTATCTTTGGCCATCAATACCGCTCGTCTAATCTTGTTCTGCAACTCCCTGATGTTACCTGACCAGGAGTGTGAGAGCAACAACCGTTCCGCTTCAGCCGTGAAGCCCGTTCTTTTCCTATGAAGCTCCGCCGAATATTTCTCGCGGAAGAAGTTGGCAAGCGGGAGTATATCTTCGGGACATTCACATAGTGATGGTTGGTGTATCTCAAACTCACCTAAACGGTGATACAGATCCTCACGGAAACGACCGTCAGCAATAGCCTTCTCCATATTCTCGTTGGTGGCGGCAACGATACGCACATCTGCCACACGCTCCCTGCTTGAGCCGACAGGCATGAATGTCCCCTCCTGCAATACACGAAGCAATGAGGATTGCATTTCAAATGGCAAAGTGCCTATCTCATCAAGGAATAGCGTACCACCTTTGGCGGCATCGAAGTAACCTCCCTTATCAGTGTCTGCACCCGTAAATGCTCCTTTCGTATGTCCGAAGAACATCGAGGCGGCAAGTTCACGAGGTATCGCTCCGCAGTTCACCGCCACGAAAGGCATATCCTTACGGGTGCTGTGGAAGTGAATGCTTCGGGCGATGGACTCTTTACCCGTACCATTGGCTCCGAGTATCAATACCGTTATGTCCGATGAGGCAACGATTTCGGCAAGATGCTCCGCCTCCCTTGCCTTTGGACTTATACGCTTGAATAGTTCCTTCTCCTTGCTGCGCATCGTTGCTATGGGCTTCAGCAGTTCCTTGACCATCTCCACCAGCTGCTCGTGATATACAGGCTTGGAAAGATAATCTTTTGCACCTATCTTGATAGCCTTGACAGCATCGGTAATGGAGGTATATTCGGTCATTATCACAAATGGAATATCCATCTTCTCCTTGCCAATCCATTCAAGGAGGTGTATGCCGTCGCCTTGTGGCAGACGCACATCTGAAAGTATCAGGTCGAACTGTTCCTTGCGTAGCAGTTTGTGGGCAAAGGGCTCATTCATAGCCGTAGCTACTGAATATCCTTCACGCTCCAGCCAGTCTTTCTGTATATGCGAGAGGGCTATATTATCCTCTACTATCAGTATCCGTTTCTTCATCGGCTATTCTCTCTATCTCTTTACGGGCATCCTCCATTAGACGCTCTATGTGGGTTATAATCTGTCCTGTATGTACCAATAATGCCTGAATATCATTATCCTGTTCCTTCAATGCCTTGCGGTATGCAAGGAGTGTGTTCTCCATTGAGAGCATCTCCCACATCGGCATCATACGATGTACGACATTACGCATGGACTCCACCTTCTCTGTTGTCATCGCAATCTTCAAATCCGTCATATCCTTCTCACAGCTCTCCAGCAGTAATCTCAATACCTTCCTTTTGTCTGTAACCTCAGCAAGCAGTCCGGAGAAATCAGCACTTTCGTTCTGTTCCCTCTCCTTGACTACGGAGGCGAGGTGTTGCAGCAGGTCTACCATGGAGAACGGCTTGAAGATACAGCCGTCAAAGCCAGCATCCAGCAGAGCCTGTCTGTCGCCATCCTCTCTGGCGGTCATCGCCACCACCGGTACGGTTCGGGAATTGCCTATGCGTGATTTACGCAACAATTCCAAGACTCTGTAACCATTGGTGTCGGGCATCTGAATGTCGGTCAGCACAAGGTCGTAGTCCTTATTTCTAATCTCCTCAAAGAGTTCTTTGGCATTGATGCAGGTCTTGCACGAGACACCGTTACGCTCCAGCATCTCCTTGATTACCTCCAACTGCAAGGTATCATCGTCAATGGTGATTACGCTGCCAGGCAGGTGATGCGAGATATCATCCATTACCGTTTCCTCTTCCACACTCTCATCGGTTACAGGCAGAGGCAATTTAACAATGAAGATCGTTCCTGCACCTTGCTTGCTCTCCACCTCAATCGTTCCACCAAGCAGAGTGACAAGACCTTTGGTGATAGGCAGACCAAGACCGTAGCCATCGGCATTATTCTCATTTGTAGCACGCTCGAATGGTACATATATGCGTTTCATCATATCTTCGGAGATGCCGACTCCCGTATCGCTTACCTTCATTGTCAGCCAGCCATTCTCATACGAAGCCTTGAAACATACATTTCCCTCGGATGTGAATTTGACAGCATTGGTGATGAGATTGTTGATGATACGCTCTATCTTGTCCTTATCACCCTTTACCGTGACATTTGTATTTGTGTTGCGATGCTTGAATTGCAGTCCCTTCTCCTTTATCAGGTGTGATACGCTGTCGGCTATTCTCTCCAACGACTCGGACAGGTGGAACGGAACGGGATTCGGAGTCTCCTTGGCTTCATCCAGACGATAGACATCAAGGAGGTTATTTACAAGGTGCAGGACATGCTTGCATAGAATGGTAATGTTCCTGAGCTTGTGGTTGCGTCTCTTCTTGTCCCTCATATCCATAGCCAGCTCTGCGTTACCGCTGATACCGTTGAGCGGGCCACGGATATCGTGCGATATGGTCATGATGATCTTGTTACGCATTTCAAGCAACTCGGCATTTTTGCAGTTGCTTGCCTCCAATTTGCGGCGACCACGCTCTTTACGCCCGTAGTCACGCATAATTACGATGTATGAGAGCAGCAGAGCAAGGAAGATGAAGGCTGTTATACCTCCCAACCATACTTTTGTCCGTTCACGGGTCTCAATGATCTGTTGCTCACGCTCTTGCAGGTCTGTCGTGACACGCTCATCCATTGCAGCAATTAGACTCTTCAGACGTTGGTTGATGTTGAGATTACGCTGTGCCAGACTATCTGCCGTTTCGGATAGTTGCCTGCTCTGCTCGGACTGTTTCCTGATGACATCACGATTGAGGGTGTAGAGTTTCGTGGAAGTTGTGGATTGAGGCGGAGTCTTCTCCTTTTTCTTGAAGAGTCCCAAGAAACCACCTTTCTTCTTCGGGGGCTCCTGCGTACTCTCATAAGCGATGACGGGGACACGCTCGGCAAGTTCTTCGCCAAGTTCAACCTGTTTTTCAAAGAGTTGGAAGATATTGAATAGTTGGATTTCCTTCTCTGCCATCAGATGCCGCAGACTATCTATTCGTTCTCCCGAATAGTAGTTCTTGAACTCGCAGAGAATGCTGTCGACCTCCATGCGTTTGGCACGGTAGAGTGCGGTGTCTGCCTCCTCCCATTCGAGGATCGTCTCACCGAACATCGTGAGGTCGAGCATATGCACGTATGCTTCATGTACATTTTGTCGGAGTCGGTGAATCTCTTTCACTTCACGCTCCAATCTGTTCATCTGTCGCCACTCGTGCAGGTACGTATATACGATACCACCAATTAGGGCGACAATAATAGTATAGCCAATGGCTATCTTCCTTTCTATTTTCATTGCGTCCTATATTTAAGTCGGGTTAGTCCGATCTGTTTATCATATATGCCTTGGCCACAAAATTACTAATAAAGCAAAAAATTAAGGCGACTTTATCATTTCTTAATAGCTGTTCAAGGCTGTGACATAATATAAAACGCTAAAAATGTTGGCTATATTGTTATAAAAGTGGGCGATAGCATAAAAAAAGCCATCATATTTGTGTGAATATGACAGCTACTATTGATTATACCATTATCGGATTGACCTTCATCGTACTGAGGTTAAGATAGAGTCCGTGATGCTCTATCATACCATGTCGGAACATCTTCCAGAGGATATTGCAGCCAAGCTGTGCCAATGTGGAGTTGATGAACAAGTCCTGCTTCTCCAATGCCTCGGCAAGTGAACAGCTCGGACCAGAGTCCTCTTCTTTGATTCGGGCATACTTCACAAGTTTGGTAATGACCTTTAATGACGGTACGGTCTGATAAATTTGTGAGGTGGGTTGCTTTATCTTCTTTGGAATACTGCCTAAGACGACCTGTCCCGATGTTTGCGTATTGCCTAAGTCAAGCCAATACAGAGGTGTCTGATAGTTGGTGTAGTTGCACGCAGGCACAGCCTTGAGGATATTCCAAAGGTCTATTCGTGATTTGATGTTATCCGTACAGGTTATGGTTATATTGGCAAGATGTTCCTGTCGAACATCTTTCATATTGGAGGGATAGAATGCCGGCACAGCCTTCCAGTCATTCCCGAAGAAGTTGTTGATGCGTGTTATCAGGCAATTCGCCTTATTCAGCCCCAAGTCGGAATACCCGAAGAGTTGTCGTCCTATGTTGGCTTCAGTTACAATATCGGGATCATATAGTGTTACGAATAGTCCCGGATGTCCGAGGGCACGAAACGTTACATCCAATCGTGCAAGGTTTGTCAATACTTGTGAGCCTGTACCTCCACCACCTATAAGGTTTACCGTTACGGGGTGTTGTGGTACGAGCAGATAACTGTCGGTATAATGTACTCTTTTCATCGTAGTATATCTTTAAGTTTCAAATTCTTTAGAGGCTTTAACTCTTCGAGGTTGAAGGGAGCATCCTTTGCCGCCTTTGTTACGAGAACAAGGTTACTCTTTGTGGGATTTCCGTTACCTCCGAGATGTGAGAACTCCGTGAGCCAGAATTTCTTCTCCCAATACTCAAGTAATTTGTCGTAGGTAATCTCTGTCGGCTTGTCAATCTTTGCCGAGCCGAGACAGACGCTTGAACCCGTGACATTGAAGAACGGAGCAGCGTAGAGTTCCGTTTCGGGCTTCAGCTCCTTGTCTATGTATGCGTAGATATTCATACGCTCATCGCGCACCTCATAGATGACACCGGGCAGGTTGTACTCGGCATTCTCAATATGTAGCGACTCCTTGAAGAACATCATACGCTTTTGTGGCGGGTTGTACCAGATATATTTCTCGTAGCCCTTACGAGTATCACTCCATAGCATATTTGTTGGGATGCGACCATGCGGTGTGCTGCTGTGCCTTTCGGAATACCCCTTTATCAGTTCGTTGATGAAGTCCACCGTTACGGGACGGCCTTCGCTCATGGCTCCCTCATTATCTATGCTCCTTACTTCAAGGAAGTATGTATCTCCTCCATCTGTGGAGTATGCTATCAATGCCGCACGGGGGCGCAGCATTGTATTTATCTGCTTGGTAAGTTTATTGGTATCCATAGTGATTATCGTATGTAGTGAATAAAATCATCTGCCCACTTGAAGAACCTTTCGGGGTAGGTATCTTCAAGTGTAAAAACCTTGTCGGTCTTTGGAGAGACGGCAAAGGTTGATGCAGGAATAATATCGTATGACTCCTGACGGGAGGAATTATAGAAGTCGATAAGGTGTTCCGTCATTATATCATCGCTGTCATAGACAACTCTTATCTGCTGTTCGAGTGTCATCGGCAGATAATCGGGCTCCTCGTCATAGAACGGGTCATAGCCATAGTACATGATGGCTTTATCCGTCTTTATGAACTCAAGTCCTCTTCTCAGCAGTTCGATAAGACCTTGTTCAAAGCCATTCTTACACTCATATTCTTCTATGGCTTTCGGCAGGTTCTTGTAATAGGACTTTCGCCACACCCTGTCGAGGAGTTTATATGCTCTACCATCCTTGTATGATTTCACGAGCTTTTCCCTCGCTCGCCTCTCTTTGGCATCTTCATCCTCATAGCAGCCTTCAGTCAGCATATCCATAGCCCAGTCCATATCATCCTCATCGTTGATAGTGGTTATACCGTTCTCTTTCATAAAATTATGATAGAATGTGATGACAATGCGTCTGAGTGTGGGATTCAGTTCCTCCACGAACTTTACAGGGAAGTAGTACAGTGTGTACTCACCCCAAGTATGTGTGTTCCACACATTGAAGTATAGACAGCCATTGTCATCTTCGAGGTTGAGATACATACCGCTTTTATTTACGAGGTCGTTCATCTCATTGTAGAGATTGACAATACCTTCACCGATAGTTCTGCCTGGCGTATGCTCCGCCTTTACATTCATCAATTCGGCATAGCGGAAATAAGAATCACGCAGGTATTCGTAATTCTCCTGCGTGATTAGGTTATAACTGTTTCCACAATAGCTCTCCCTCATAATAGTCTGTGGTGCTATGGGAAGAATAGGTGTCTTTAGAAAAGAATTACGGCACCCGTTGGCGCCGTAACTCTCTCTACTCTTGTCACACCGTATCGTACCTCCCGCTTGGTCGATGCGATTATCATCCTTGCGAGCTGTTCCGACTGATGTTCGTCCAATGGTCTGCATGACTTCTTCTTTTTAGTGTCCTTACTCATAGTTATCATCCTTTTGTTCCGATGGTTGTCTTGAACTCGTACACAGCCTTGTCATCCTTGATGGTCGGGCCGTGTACGGTTGCGGTGGTCAGTTCCGGATAGATGTTCGAGTAGAAGCTCATCACACTCTCCGGAGAGTCGTTCGGATTGGGATCAGGAAGTGTAATCATCTCTGTACCTTTCTTAAAGGTGAATGATCGCTGCATTTCGTTTCTTAAAAGTGCCATAGTCTTAAACTGTTTGGGCGTATGCCTGTGAATAATGATTTTCTAACATTGACTGAGGGAAGTCGGGATATTCCTCATAATCCTCGGGGCGGTATGCAGGGCCTTCGTGCATATATGCCTGCTGTAACTCTTCAGGCATAGGAGGCTCTTCATGATGTGGGAACATCGGAATCTCACCCTGCGGATAGTGAGGATGCTGCTGTCCTACATTTTGAGGAGGATAACCGCCTTGTGGCACGGTGAACATAGGCTGCCCGCCATACTGAGGCTGTGGAGGTTGCTGAACAGGTCGCTGTATCGGCTGCTGCACGGGACGCATTACCGTCTGTTGTGGCTGTGGCGGCATCTGTCGTGGTGCTGCCTGCGGCTGTATAGTCTGCTGTGCAGATTGCGGTGCCACATTCTGCGGTTGTGCCACTTGTGGAGCAGGTGCAGGAGTCTCTTCCATCATCTCGAAGAGCGAGCCTTGGTTCATCGCCTTCTTCTGTGCGGCAATCTTCTCATCTACCTCCTTCTGCTTGTCGGCAGTGGCATACATACGAGCCTGCTGAAGTGCGGTGATGGCATCCTTATGATTCTTGGCAGTGATCAGCTCCTCTGCCTTCTTCATATGCTTCTCGTACTTCTCACGCTTCTCCTTCTCCTCTTTGGTCTCCTTAGCCTTGGCATCCTTTGCCGCCTTGCTGTTGGCAGCGGCCTTGTCTGCCTGCTTCTCGAACTCCATCAAATTGGAGATAAGTCCCGTAGCCTTGCGTATAGGCTGCATGATGTGTTGCAGGAACTCTGCATCCATCTCTTCGGGAGTACCAGTTAGTGTCAGCGGAATGATGTGGTTTGCAGCCTCATCTTTCAGCCCATTAGCCTTCGGCAGTGTTGATACAGTAAGTTGTCCGTTCGCTTTGCGGATGACCAGAGTCAGATCTACGCTCTCGGTCATCATCTGTGAAATTGATGTGAAAAACATAACTTTATGATTTAATGTTAATACTGATTGATTTTCTTGTGATGTTCACTGGTTGAAGAACTCTGCAAGCAGTCTGTTACGGTCAGGGTGCTTGCTTATCTCCAGAATGGGATTGAGCAGCTCCGATATATGTACCGGACCTCGTGAGCCTCTTGGCGGCAACTTGATTTCAGGTTCAGTGACCGTTACTCTTCTTCTACGTACCACAGGCATCTGCATCGGTGCCATCGGTACACTTGCGATGATTGCTTGATTCATAGCTTTATCTTTTATTATATGGTTAATACTCGGACTTTGGCAGTCCGTTGAACTACGAGGGCGTTAAGGCTAATGCTTCCGGTAAGGCAAGGTTTTCGGGGAAAATACCGCAGCACGGCGAGGATGATTTTCTCCGAAACCACCTGTGGCCCGACCTTGCTGTCCGATAAGAAGCATTGGCCAACTTTGCCCTGTAGTTCATCGGCTTGCCAATGGCTGGTATTTTCTCTATCCCTTTCTTCATTCATATCCTCATTCTTGAATCGTCCACCTACAAAAAGAGCCGTCCGAGAAGGACAGCTCCCATAACCCATATCGCAATATATCTGCTTATATGTTGTATGTCGATGACAAGACCTTTTCATTGCTTTAAGAGTTAGAAGACCAAGAAACTGAGTATGGCAAAGAGGATTAATGCTGCCATTACGATGCAGGCAATCTTGTATATGAATCGGAAGAAGCCAGGGAAACATACGATGGCTACCGCAGCCCATACGGGTGATACACCTCGTGTATAGAGATAGCTGAAACCTAATGCTGCTACTACGGCTAAGAGTATCATACCTATCCACTTCATTCTCTTTCTTACGGTCGGGTCATTTGTTTTCATATCCTATATTATTTAGTGGGAACAGTCGTTCCCGATTTCGTGGGCTTGGATGTGAATCGCCTCCACCTGCAAGGTTTTCGGGAAAAATACCGCAGCCGTGCGAGGATGATTTTTGCCGAAACCGCCAGCGGCACGACCTTGCGGGGTGGAATGAGGGCGGTTCACTACCTTTGCCTACGAATCGGGATGACTGACATCATCTTTTCTTACCTCTCTTCTTGTCGGGAAATGCCAGCGTTACATTGAACTCATCGTCAAAGGCTACGGCGGCATCGAAGGAGTTGCCTTTCTTTCCCTTGAATCCCTTGATCAGCTTGGTTGTTCCCGATGAGAGCAACTGCTCTAGATGCTGCTCGTTAAGCTCCTTGTTCAGTACCTTGCGGAATACAAGCAGACCGCAATCCGGATTGTCGCACTTGGCGACCTTCGGGCGTATCATCACTTTGCCTGTACCGCATTTGGGGCAAGGGAGGGTACGCTGTTTGGGTGCAGGGAATTTCAGTCCTAGTACCTCGCGTGTTACCTGCGAGGTAAAACTCTCGATGGAGTGCATAAAGGAGCGTGTCTCCAAAGTATGCTGCTCTATTTGAAGGAGCGTCTTCTCCCAACTGCCTGTCAGTTCCACATTGGCAACCTGCATATCCTTGACTGCCTCGTAGATATAGAGTCCCTTCTCAGTAGGTACAAGCGCTTTGCCTGAACGCTCGATGTAGTCGCGCTTGAAGAGTGTCGTGATGATGGCGGCTCGTGTGGCAGGTGTTCCGATACCCAGTTCCTTCATTGCCTCCTTAGCCTTCTCATCGGTGATGTTCCTGCCGCAAGTCTCCATAGCGGCAAGGAGTGTCGCTTCAGTGTATAAAGGTTTCGGCATAGTCTTACGCTGTGCTGTGCCATAGCCCGTAACGGGTATCTGCTCACCCTCGGCGAAGCGTGCCGTACCCTTGTTGGCTTCAGTCTCGTCCTTCTCGGCATCCTCCTTACGGGCAAAGACTGCACGCCAGCCCGGATTGACGATGGTGGTAGAGCGTGAACGGAACTTCATATCCTCGGCAGTCGCCTCCATTACCAATGATTCCTTCTCGCAGCGTGGCGAGAACGCTTCAAGCATACGCCCTGCAATCATCGTATAGACAATCTGCTCGTGGGTGTTCAGTTCCTCAGGCTCTACGCCTGTGATGATGAGTGCGTGGTGATCCGTCACCTTGTCATCATCTACACTACGCATATTCAGATGCTCGAAGTCGAAACGCTTGCCATACTCCTTGAACTCGGGCATAGTGGCAATCTTCCAAAGGGAATCATAGACCTGCTCCATCAAATCGTGCGAGATATATCTGCTACCCGTTCTCGGATATGAGATATACTTCTTCTCATAGAGAGCCTGTGCCACAGAAAGGGTTTTCTCCGCACTCATATCGTGATGCGTGTTGCAGTCCTTCTGCAATGTGGTAAGGTCGTACAGAAGCGGAGCCTGCTGGTAGGTGCGCTTGCGCTCCACCTTCGTGATGAGTGCCGTTGAGTCGGGCGAGAATCGTGCGTGTGCCGCCTCTGCCTGCTCCTTGCTCTTGAAGTCCTCGATATGTGCGAACTGACGGAACTCGCCCAGATGCTCAAGGGTGATGTGCAGTTGCCAATAAGGTGTGGAAACGAAGTCGCGATTCTCCTTGTAGCGACTGCATATCATCGCCAGCGTAGGTGTCTGCACTCGTCCGAGGGAGTTGTTGGGCATACCCGAAGCCAAAGCCAATGCACGGCTGGCATTCATACCCACGAGCCAATCAGCCTTTGCACGACAGTCGGCAGCGTGGTAGAGACTATCGTAAGCCTCGCCATCCTTGAGGTTGCTCATACCTGCACGGATAGCCTCGTCCGTGAGTGAGGAGATCCAAAGACGCTTGAAGGGCTTAGTATATCCGAGATAATGGTAGATGTATCGGAAGATAAGCTCACCCTCACGCCCTGCATCCGTTGCCACGATGATGCTGTCGCACTTGCTGAATACCTCGTCAATAACCTTGAGCTGCTTGGCGGCACCGATGTCCGTTACCATACCTCTGTCGGTCTTGATCTGTCTTACCACAAGCTGGAATGGTTCGGGGAGCATAGGCAAATCCTCATGCGAAGCCTTACCGTATCCGTATGCCGATGGCATGGCGAGGGAAACGAGGTGTCCCAATGCCCAGGTTACAAGATAACCGTTGCCTGCCATGTAACCATCCTTCTTCTCTGTTGCACCGATGACGCGGGCGATGTCCTGACCTACGCTCGGCTTTTCTGCTATAATTGCTATCATAATTATTCGGGAATTAAAGAAGCCGTCTCCCGTCCCGATTACGGTTCGGGAAACGGCTGTCAGGTTAGTAATGGAATCGTGTTACTGCGTGGGGTTGATACCGATGATTTCGAGCAGCGGAGAGTCGTTCTTGCGTACAAGCTGCAAAGTGGCATCCATCACCACATCTACACCGAGGAGTACAAGGCTCAGCGATACGACACCTGTCTTCTCGCCTCGGAGCAGTGTCTCAAGCTCTCCGGCCTGTTCGAGTTCATCCTTGAGGATACCGATACCTGATAGCTCGTCCCAGTTTACATCTTCCACCTTGAAAGGTGCTTTATTCTTATCGTTCATCTTAAAATTCATTTTAGAGTTATACATTGATTTGAGTTGTCCGAGTTATGGATTAGATGCTCTGTCCCTTTGACTGACGCTTCTCCTGTTTTTCGGCTACCACATTACGCTGTGATGCGTTGCGGTTTCGGTCGGGATTCTCGTTATAGAAGTCGAGCTTGTTCTGGTTGGAGTTCAGCTTGACATACTGCGAGATGCTCTTGCCATCGAAGCCCTTCATGCCCTCCACGAGTACCGACTTGCCGCTCTGAAGGTCGGCACGCTGCTGACCGGAGAGCTTGGCACCGAAGATCTCCTTCGGAATCTCGAACTTGGCACGCTCCTCAAAGCCGTCGGGAGTGCGAGAGTACATCAGTCGTCCCGTCTCAAGGTCTGCCTTGATGAACGATGAGAACTCCTCGCCACGGTTGTTCACCATATCATTGAGGAAGATGGCTCGACCTTCACGCAGGTCTTTCTGCTCCTCAGCGGTAAGTTTCACACCGCCTATCTCCTTCGGGATGTAGATTTCTCTTGCACCCTCGGGCGAGTCGGGATTGTAACGTGTGTAGTTAGGTCGTCCTGTCGCCTCATCGAGTTTCACATACGATGAGAAGAGTTCGCCATCCTTACGCTGCATATCCTCCACGAAGATTGCCTTGCCTGCATTGAGGTCTTCAATCTGCTGCTTGGTAAGCTCCACACCACCGAGAGCGGTACGGTTGAAGATACGGTCGTTCTCGAAGATGAAGTCGATACCTCTACGCTCGGCACTTACCTGAATGTGGGCGTTGAACTCGTTGCCCGACTTGGCGGTCATGCCCTCGATATAGACCTTCTTGCCCTCACGCAGGTCGTTCTTCTCCTGGTCGGTGAGCTGCACGCCCTTAATCTCGTTAGGGATATAGACATTCTCAGCACGCATGGCCACCACCTCGTTGGTCATCTTGTCAAGGCTGATGAACGATGGGATATACTCTCCGTTGCGACCTTTGAGTTCCACCACTCGGCCCATATTGCCTGTTTCGAGGAGGTTCTTCTTGTCCTCTTCCGAGAAGATGTGTCCGAAGTAAGGACGCTCCAATTCGGGTTGCTTGCGGATACCGTGGATGGCGAGTACCACCTCACCTGTGTTGGACTGCTGCAACGACAGGCGTGCGTCGGTACGCAGTACGGCAGAGCCGAAGTTAAGGTTGATAGGTACAAGTTGGTTGGTCTTGTAACCTTTGAGCATTGAGTCGAGGAGTCCTCGCTCCTGAAGATACTCACGTGAGAGTCCGAAGTTCTTCAACTGGTCCCAGTTGATCATAGACTCGTTGTAACGATACTGATTGTTCTGCTGCTGGTCGTTAGCTTCAACGACGGGCTGCTGGGTTTGATTTTTCTTTGCCATTTCTTCTGAATTTTGATTGTTAATACTCTGTTCTGTTTGGTTTTTTGGGGTTATCTCATACTTTTTGAGAAACTCTTCCACTGCTTTTGTTTTCTTACCTTCGGCAAGGTCTTCGATGGCCTGCTTGACTTCGGGTTTGTCAAACTCCTCCTCCTTCATCGTGAAAAGACCGAAGTGTGTAGGGTCTTTCAACTGACTCCAGAAGTTCTTGAGGAAATTCTCGAAGAAGGTCGCATAACGGTCAATCTTGAGAAAGGAGTTCTGATGCTCTTTGTCTGCCGGCACGGTGGAATACTTGCCATTCTTGTTGATTTCGGATACCGCCTGAATGAGCAGTTCCATCTTGTCTAAGACCAGCACGATGTCGCTCATCTGCGGGTTCTCGGTGACTTGTGTTTTTGAGGGGTCATCCCTTACATTTTTCTTTGCCATAACTGTGAGTTTTTAGCGTTAATAACTAATGTTGTCACCGCAAATATATATAGCAAAATTTGATAAAACATTGACATTTAAGTCGTTAGACTATACAAGTCATAAGATGTCATCACTTGTCATAGCAGGTACGAAAGCAAAGACACGAAAAAGGGCAAAAGAAGGGTGAAAAGAGGGAAAATGCTCCACACAAAAGCTGAGGTGGAAAGAGCGAAAAACGAAGGCAAAAAAATGTGCGAGAAAGAAGCGGTGTATGACCGAAAAGCAATAACTTTTGTAATATGCAGAGTTGAGAGCTGAGCTGCTTTTGTCCCCACTTAAAAATTGGGGCACTAAAAAGATGGCGGTGGTTGATAGACCTTATAGGAGAATATAGATATGGCAGTCAGGTTGAGAATAGAGATGCGGCATATCTTACCGCAATGGATTTTTGACCTGTTGTACTATGCGTCGTAGGTCGCTTCGCTTGCTAAGTCCCAACCTCTGTCTCAACTCGGACGGCGATACCGGAGCGTTTTTTCGGGTGAAAAATTATCGCAGAGAATTTTTTGCCCGAAAACCCTCGGCTTGAACGTGGAGGTATTGTCCCTCCGAGTTAACTTCTTGAAGGGACTTTGCGAGTGAAGCGGGATTTTCACGCTATATATACTTTTTGTAGCCCATTCTGTCTTTCAATCGTAAAAAACGGAGTAACTTTGCAGTATTATAAAAATATAGTATATGGCATATTTTAATGATAAATTCAAAATGGCAAGGCTTGATCAAAGTCCTTATCTTTTTCATTTCATCAATGGGTATGACCAGTCTCCTCATGAAACATTACGAAAGATTTTGGAAGAAAAGCAACTTGTTAGCAGCAAAGGTTATATATGTTTTTCGGCTTCACCATTAACTGCTATTACAAAATTTTTTGACGTAAAGGTTAAAAGCACTGGAAAACCCATGTATCAACCTTGGGGATTAGGTTTTTCAAGAGATATATTAGTTCGAGATTTTGGAGCTAGAAATGTTATTTATACAGACGGTACGGAGGAAATACCAGATCATTTAGAGTGGAGAACGCAGAAATTGGATGTAGATTCTTATGACTTTGAGTATCTGCGTGAATGGCGAATCAAGAACGGCAAATTTGATTTCTCTGGATTCCCTAGAGGAGATATGATTGTTATAGCTCCTGATTATAATTGTTTAAACGATTTAGTTGTAAGATTTGATATGGAATTCACCCCTTTTGTAAATCATTATACTGGAGATATTGAAGAAGACTGGAGTGAAGTTTGGAAACGAGAATGGAAAGGTCTTTCAGTAGATAAATTAGATTCTAATAATATATTGGATGATTTTGCTGTTTCTGGCTCTACAATTTCTCAAATATTGGAAGAAGATATGCTTGATAAATTACTATCAGATTCACCTTGGAGTGTGCTAACTAATAAATAAAAAGGCTATGGAAGAAATCAAATATTATTGTTACATATGTGATGAAGAACTTACTGATACCAATAATTCAGATGAGCATATTATACTAAATGCTATTGGAGGACATTTACATTCAAATAAACTTTTGTGTAAAAGATGTAATAATACATTAGGAGACACCGCGGATGCAAAATTGGCAGAAGATTTATCCTTTTATACAGATATGTTGAAAGTGAAAAAAGTACGCAAGAATCCGCATAAACAAATTATGTTAGATGATGAAGGTCGTGAAGTTGCAGTTTATAACGCTGGAGAAAAAATAGAATTAAGACGCCCATATGTGGATAAAGAAGAAAATCAAGGTAATATCAGCATACATATAACTGCTCGCAATGAAAAAGAGTTAAAGGGAATTCTTAATGGTCTAATTAGAGAGGGAACAATCTCTCAAGAAGAAGCAGATAAACTTATTGAGAAGGCTGTCACTGTTGAACATAAGCCGATCCTTCATAAACGAAATTGTATTTCGCAAGAAGCATTCCCTAGTATTATAAAATCTGCTGTAAATTATTATTTGTTTAAAACTCAAGATACTCCTCGAATAAAACATTTAATTCCTTATATAGTAGGAGAAAAGGATGCCAAAGAAGTCTTGTATCTTCATCATTTCAAGAAACTTCCATATGATGATACCAAAGAAGAGGTAACTCATATGATTCATATAGAAGGAAGTAAAGATACAGCATTATTATATGCTATGATGGAATACTATGGTATATTCATTTATATTGTAGTTTTAGATTCAAACTATCACGGAGATGATATAAATGAAACATATACATATGATACAGTAGAAGGTTGTGAAATAACTCGAACTTTTTCATTACCTCTTACTCTTGAAGAACTTAATGTTTTTAGAGAACAACCATATGATGAATATGTGAAAAATTTGCCATACATTGAAGAAAGATGTGATAGGGTTATGAATATATGGCAAAGAAGAAAGGATCATGAAGAATTATCAAAAACCATAGAAAAAGCATTTGGGAAATATCCTGACGGATGCGTTATAACGGAAGAAATGATTTCTGAAATAGGAGATGAGATTATGAAATTTGTAGAAAATAAGTTGTCATCTCAAATTTAATAATGCAAAAAAGCCAACTTAAGCCTGCATATACAGACCTAAGTTGGCTTTCTCATTTATAGGAATTAGCAGTTCCTATGTGTGTATGCTCCACCCGTGCATCGGCTCCATCAATACGGCAAATGATTGATCGGGCTTTCCGTGATAGAGCAAGCCTCCAACAATACCCGTTCTGCCATCGGGATATACCTGTCGGAATCCGAATGAGTGTGGAGCCGAGTCATAGTAGAGTTCAATTTCACACGGGCAGTTTGGATTTTCCTCCCATTGTTTCAAGCGGTCAATACATTTTTGCAGCGTGTCGTTCTCGATTTCCTTTGCGTAGGCAACAGCCTTTTCATAACGCTCTTGACATAAAATCTTCATACTTGATATGTTTTAAGGGGTTTATAATAAATCTTCATATACTCCAAAGCCGTAGCAGTCGGCAATGTAAAAGTCCTCACTGCCGATTTCTGCAAGTGACTTCATATCTTCCAGCGTGTCGCAATAGAAGAAAATGTCATCATCCTTTTCGGTATCGGAATCCATTCCGATGGCAATACGCACTTCAACGGTATCGTAGTTATCCTTATAGCGTATAAGACAATCGGCATAGTGAGGCTCGATGCCTCGCTCTGTAAAGAACTTCAAGCATTGGCGACTTATCTCTTTTCTGACTGCATCGGGCTTCTTCCAATCGGAGTCGTCAATAATTTCAAGGCTGAGACCTTCGACAACCAAGCAAGTAGCACCATCTACATTTGTCATAAGTGTACGCTTGCCCATATACTTCTTGCGTTCTTCTTCCCAGTTGGGTAAATCCCATCTTTCTGTGGTCCATTCTCCACGATAATCCTTTGGTTTGCGGAGATACTCTGATAATGTCATTCTAATCAT